GATATATCTTTTTCAACGGTAGCCCCATAAAATAAATGTTCTGGATTACTATTTTGTTTCTTTATTAAATTACCATCTGTATTATGATAACCATAATTACCTGAGTACACATAAAAAGAAATTTTATCATAAATTAATTTATACATTTCTTTATCTAAAAAGTTATCTTTAATGTGAATGTCAAATCCTTCTTCCATAATTTATCCTACTATTATATTGCAACATATTCTTTGCCAATTATATGTTTCTGACGCAGGAGATTCTCCTTTGTGATATTCATTTGAATCAAACACTATCGCGTTGCCTGGTTTAAATTTAAATTCTTCACCATCAATATAAAAAGAACCTCTCCAATCTGGTTGCCAAATTGGAGTCATAAATAATAAAATTGATTTTAATTTTGGATCTTTTTCATCGTCTCGATGTAACCAGTGTTGAGTTTTCTTACCATGATAAGTACAGTTAAACCACATTCTTTCTACGGTCGTAGGTATACCTATATTTTTACTTTCTAATATTTTTGCTATTCTATATACTATAGTTTGTCCCCAAATATAAAAAGGATAATGTGTAATTGAATCATTATATTCTTTAACTATTAAAACAGGTGAAGACATAAAACCTCTATCGGGTTCTGACAAACCATTCATTTTCCATGTCGGACTACTTATAATTTGATTATACATAAAAAATAATTCTTTTTCAGAAACAATATTACTTACTAAATTAGTCTTCATTTTATATCTCTAACACCATATTTAAACAGAACCTATTTGGATTTATTTTGGGAGCTATACCTCTGTGATACAGTTTACTAGGGAAGACAATAGCCTCTGATGCAATTGATTTATAAAAATCTATTTTATCATTGATCTTAAATTCAGTGCCACCATCATTATTGTGTAAATTATATATTATAGAAAAAGCGTTGTCATCTGGGTTATCCATATGAAATTTTGTAAGACTCCCTGGATGATACCAATTCCAGTATATTCTAGTAATTTTTTTAAATTTCATAAATGATTTACTATTAACCATATCAAAAATAAATTGAGCATAAGTATTTAAAATATCATTTTTTTGATATTCTTGAGTTTCTGTATAAGTTACTACTAAAAAACCATAATCTTTTTGATCTGTATCAATAAAGGTATTTTTATCAAATCCAAAACACCAATTTTTTGTAGCATATAAGTTGTTTATAACCCTATTATTGGTGCCAATAGGAATACCTGTATTAATCTTTGTTATCATATCTATTTTTTCTATCTTTCATTTTCTGTAAAACTAATATATAACACAATTATGGCTCTAAAAAAAGTAGATTTTGCACCTGGTTTTAATAAACAAAGCGTACCCTCTGCTCTTCCTGGACAGTGGGTAGATGGCGATTTTGTACGTTTTAGATACACAGCACCCGAAAAAATAGGTGGTTGGGAACAACTAACTGTTGCATCTAAGACTTTACCGGGCGCTGCTAGAGCGCAATTAGCTTGGACTTCTTTAGCGGGAGAACGTTATGCTGCTATAGGAACCTCTCAAGGTTTATTTTTATATTACGGTAATGATTTTTTTGATATTACTCCTTTAGATACAGCTATTACAGGATGCACATTAACAACAGTTAATGGTTCAAACACTGTAACTGTAAATAAAGGATCTCATGGTTTAGCTAAAGGAAGATATGTAACCCTTTCAGCTGTTACAGTAACAGCTGCTTCAGATTATACACCAACTGAATTACAACAAGTTTATGAAATATTAACTGTTCCAGATGTAGACAAGTTTACAGTTCAAGCTTCAAGAGCAGAAGGAGGAACAGGTATGACTGCAGCGGGTGCTGCAACTGTTAATCCTTACGTTGAAGTAGGACCAACGTTTCAAACTGCAGGTTATGGTTGGGGTACTGATTTATGGGGATCTAGCACATGGGGAACTGAAAGTGCAACTAGTGATGTGATTCTGGATCCAGGAAATTGGAGTCTTGATAATTTTGGTCAAGTATTAGTTGCAACTATATTTGATGGTAGAACTTTTACGTGGAACGCTGGAGCATCTGGAGCTCGGGGTATTCGAGCATCACAATCTACATCTGGTTTTGCGACAACTGGTAACCCTACAGCGTCTAGATTTACTTTAGTCTCTGACAGAGATAGACATTTATTTCATTTTGGAACAGAAACAACTATTGGTGATCCTACTACACAAGACCCTATGTTTGTGAGATTTTCAAACCAAGAAGATTTAAATACTTATGCACCAACAGCAACTAATACTGCAGGAACTTTTAGATTAGATACTGGTAATGAAATTAGAGCCGCTCTTCAAGGTAAGGATTATGTTTTTGTAATAACGGATCTGGCTGCTTATGTAATTCAATTTGTTGGTCCACCTTTTACTTTTAGTGTTAGACAAGTTGGTACTAACTGTGGATGCATAGGACAACATGCAGCTTCTTACGTTAATGGCGCTGTTTATTGGATGTCTAATGAAGGTGGATTTTTTATGTACGATGGTACTGTCAAAGCCCTACCTTGTTTAGTGGAAGACTTTGTGTTTACAGTTCAGAATGGAAACCTAGGTCTTAATTTTAATTCATCCGATGTTATTTATTCTTCAGCTAATTCTTTATATACAGAAGTAAATTGGTTTTATCCAAAAAATGGATCGGATCAAATAGATAGATGTGTGACTTATAATTATCAAGAAAATGTTTGGACTACTTCATCATTAGCTAGAACTACGTATCAAGATCAAGGAGTCTTTATCAAACCGTATGCAACTGATTATGTAGACACAGCTACTCCAGTATTTCCTGATATATTAGGTATTACTAATCTATACGGAGCATCAATATACTACGTTCACGAAACAGGAAACGATCAAGTCAATAGTTCAGGTAGAACTTCCATTAATGCTTTTATAAGATCTGGAGATTTTGATATTGATGACGGAGAACTATTTATGTCAATGAGAAGATTTATGCCTGATTATAAATTTTTAGTAGGTAATTCTAAAGTAACATTATTTATATCGGATTATCCCTCTGATATTCAGACAGGCTCACCTTTAGGTCCCTTTACAATAACAGCCACTACAGATAAAGTAGATACTAGAGCGAGAGGAAGACTACTATCTTTAAAAATAGAAAATGATGCTGCAGGAGAAACTTGGCGTTATGGTAGTTTTAGAATGGACGCTCAACCAGACGGAAGGAGATAACATGCCACTTACTAAAAAAGGTAAAAAAATAATGAAATCTATGAAAGATAGATATGGTAAGAAAAAAGGTAAAACTGTATTCTATGCTTCAAAAAATAAAGGCAAAATAAAAGGCGTAGATAAAACTAGAAAATAATGGCTAAATTAACTAATTACATACCTGAACCAGCACAACAATATGATGTGGAGAATCAAAGACAAATTATTGAGTCTATGACAACAATGAAACAACAACTTAATTTTTCTTTTCAAGAAGATTTAAAAAATGAACAAGACGCATTTAATTATTTTTTATCATGACAATACAATATAAAAGTTCAGTATTTGATCTAACTACAACTAACTTAACTACAGTTCTAACTATATCTGTATCGGCAGTAGCTATTGTAAAAATGGTGCAGGCAGTTCACGACACAGCATCCAATGTGGATACAGATTTATATGTAACAAAATCGGGTGGTTCTAATATTCAAATAGCTCACGAAACAATTAATAAATCTACAGTAAATATGTTAAAAGACACCTTGAATTTAGAAGCAGGAGATGCTATTAAGATGCAAGCAGATACAGCAAATGAAATAACAGGTGTTGTAAGTTATGCACTTATAAACAGAGAGAATGAAAACGGATAATATACATAAAATAGATTGCACAACAGTAACAATTTATAGAAACACAAAAACAGGCGAAACGTCTAAAGAGAAAGTAGAGGGTCCTGATATTGTAACCGATGTTACAGTTCACGTCTCACCGAAAGGATTGGATGTTTTCCAGAAAGTTATGAATGAAAATAAGAAACCAAAGCCCTAAAGGTGGAACTGAATTACAACTAGGTTTTCTACATCAATACGTAGATAAAAATTTATTAGATCAAGTACAAATTTGTACTAGCGTACCAGGTAAAGTACCTTTAGATCCTAATAAACTTAATATACTTTGGCAAAAAAACTCTTACGATCAACCTAACATACACCCATGGTTTATGGATAAAAGTAATCACCGTAAATATGATTGGTACGTATTTAATTCTCATTGGAATTATGAAAAATTTAGAATGATGTTTGGTATTCCAACGGAAAGATGCATAGTTATTAAAAACGGAGTTGAAAAAATTGAACAGTCTAAACCTTATGA